TTTTACATTGATGATGTAGAAGTAAACACAGTTATTACTCATAATAAAGGAACTAAACAAGCTGATGCTATAAATGGTTCGTTTAAAATATTTGAACCATACAGTATGGGATTATTTTACGAAACATTGCAAATTGCAGCTTTAAGTTGCGGATATAAAAATTATATTGATGCACCGTTTATGCTTACTTTACATTTTAAAGGTTGGGACGATAACGGTAATGTAAGTATAGTTCCAGGATCAACTAGATATTTTCCAATACATGTTATTAACAGTACTTTTAATGTAACTGAGCAAGGTAGTACATATGATGTAGAGTATGTTAAGCATAATGATCAATCATTCGGCGACAATCAACAAGCTGCAAAAAATGATTTAAGTCTTGCCGGAAGTACAGTACAAGAACTTTTACAAAGTGGCGGCAAAAGTTTAACAAGCATATTAAATGAAAGACTATTAAAAGGTAAAGAAGCAAAACAAGTCAATAAAACAGATCAATATATTGTTATGTTTCCAAAAGAAAGAAGTAGTGCTAAAGAGTCAATACTAGGAAAACCTAGCGAATCTGCAACAGGCGCAACTACTTCAACTCCTGCACAAGGAGAATTAAAAAGTTTAAGTCAAGAAAGAAAACAAGAAATATTTGAAAGTATTGCTGGAATACAAGCAGGAGCTGTACCTCAGAAATTTGATGAAACTATAGATAAATTGTTAGGTATTACAATCCAGCGATCTGAAGTTGGAGAAACTATTAGAAAATTTGCAGAAAACCCAGAAAATATAAATTCTATTGGGCAAGCAAAAATTGTAAAGTCAAAAAACGATTCTGGAACAAAACCGCAAACAGAACCTATTGTTGCAACAATGCCCAACGGAGTAGTGTGTAGAGCAAAATGTCAAGTACCGGAGACACTTAGAACCTTTCAATTTAAAGCTGGCACAAAAGTACAAGATATCATTGAAGAAATTATAATAGCAAGCGAATACGGTAGAGATTTAAAACGCCGTGCTAACAATACCGACAGAAATAATATGGTAGACTGGTTTAAAATTGAATCTCAAGTATTTGAGTCAAATGATTCAGCAACTGTAGATGCTACTGGTAAAAATCCTAAAGTATTTGTATATAGAGTTGTACCTTATAAGGTACATGCTTCTCGACTTGCTTCTCCTAGTCAACCAACTCCAAAAATAGAAGAGCTAAAATTACAAGCTGCTAAAGAATACAATTATATATACACTGGTAAAAATAAAGATATAATAGATTTTGATATTACATTTAATAATGCATTCTTTGTTGGTATTGGAGCACAAAGAGGCCAAGCATCAAAAGATAGTAAAACTGGATCACAAGGATCAGCAGTAGCAAAGGATAAAGAATCAGCAAATAAACAAAATCCAGGCAATGCAAGTAATCTTCCTAAAGAAGGAACTGCTAAAACTTCAGAAAAAGCAAAAAGAACTGTTGCACCAACAGGTGGAGGAGGTCAAGAGTGGAGCGAAACACAAGTTGCTAGAGATTTTAACGATGCATTATTAGATAGCCCAGCTGATTTAATAAAAGTTGAATTAAAAATTTGGGGAGATCCTTTCTGGCTTAATGATAGCGGTGCTGGAAATTACACAGCAGAACAAACAGAGTTTATTAATATTACAAAAGACGGAAGTGCTGATTTTCAAAGTTCTGAAATTGATTGTATTTTAAATTTTAGAACTCCGTTTGATTTAAACGAAAGCGGATTCATGGAGTTCAACGGCAAGACAATACCAACAAAAGCATTTAGCGGGTTATATCAATGTATAGGAGTAGCAAGCGAATTCAGTAACGGAAAATTTGAACAAAATTTAAATTTAGTTAGACGAAGAAACCAAGAACCACCTAAAAAAGTTGCGCCAAAAGATCCGGGCGTAAACAGGTCAATTCCAGACCCAGCAGCAAATACTGACAATGCGTTATTCATCGACGGCAATGAAGAAAATCAAATTGATCAGGGAGGCCCCAACTAATGGCAGTAGAATCTAGAACCAGTAGTATAAATTTAAAAGGTGATCCAGGACCGTTTTTAGCTAGAATAGTAAGTCACCTTGATACTAGTTATATGGGCGGACTAGAAGTTGAAATTCTTAAAACTTCTGAAGAAGGAAATAATACAGCAACTACTGGACAAACTGCACAGGTAAAATACCTGCCAGGTTTCTACGGAGTAACACCTTACGAAGCAAATAGCGACAACGAAGGATACAAGTATTCGCAACAAAGTTATGGTATGTGGGCGGTGCCGCCTGATATAGGAAACTTAGTATTAGTAATATTTGTTGAAGGCAAGATCAACATGGGATTTTGGATAGGATGTGTTCCTGATGAGTATATGAACTTTCAAATTCCAGGAAATGCAGCTACAACTTTTAATGATAAAGATAAAACTAAAAATCTTCCTGTAGGCGAATACAATAAAAAATTAAAAAAACATAAAGGACAGGATCCTACAAAATTTGTAAAACCTGTAAATACTGATCTTGAAGCACAGCTAAAATCTGCAGGATTACTTGAAGATAATACAAGAGGAATAAGTTCATCTAGTGCTAGGAGAGAATTACCTAGTATGGTATTTGGAATGAATACTCCAGGACCTTATGATAGGCGTAAAGGTGCTCCAAAATTTAAATACGGTAACATTGGTTCTCAAACACAAGTACCAGCATCTAGACTAGGCGGTTCTTCGTTTGTTATGGATGATGGCGATGCTAGTTTTTTACGCAAAGGTGCAGCAGGAACAACAAAATCAGAATATGCAAATGTAGAAAGTATGGAAACGGGAGGCGATCCTAGTATTCCTCAAAACGAATTAATACGTTTAAAAACAAGAACCGGGCACCAAATCTTAATGCATAATTCTGAAGATTTAATTTATATTGGAAATGCAAGAGGTACAACTTGGATAGAATTAACCTCAAACGGTAAAATTGATATCTATGCAAAAGATAGTGTAAGTGTACATACTGAAAACGACTATAATGTAACTGCTGATAGAGATATAAACTTTTTAGCTGAACGAGATATTAACTTTACAGCCGGAAAAGATATTAGACTAAATGCCGGACTAGATTTTGATCTAAAAACAGGTAATAATATTAGACAAACTTGTGAATTTGATTGGGAGATTAATGCAGGGTATGATGGAAAAATTACAGTTGATAAAGGTCTTCATCTTAAAAGTAAATATCATCTTGAAACCGCAGATAAAATTGATATGAATGGACCACCAGCTAAAGTAGCTTCAACTGCTGAAACAGCAAATTTACCATTTAGATCACCGCAAGTAGAACCTTGGGCAGGCCATGAAAATTATGATCCAACAGAACATACTCCTGCAAGAACAGATAGTTTAGCTAGTAATAGTAGTACTGACACAGCTACCGGCGGCAATCCAAAATCTTTAAATGTATTAAATCCTAAAGGTACAACAGCGTCAGGCACAACATCGTTAACAGCGGCAGCAACAGCTAAAGCAGTAGAAAAGAAAAACGCCGATGATGATACTATGAAGAAAAAATGTGCAGTTGCACCAACAACAGCCAGTACTAGCACTAGCAGAGCAGTTCCTGATCCAGAAGCCAATACCAGCTCCGCCACCGGAAACCCGGAGTAGGATAATGCCAGCTATACACAGACATAGTGATGCAAGATCATGTGGGGCAACAACAGTAGTTGCAGGACAAGGTAAAGTGTATGCTAATAATTTATTAGTATCAGTTAACAACGATCCAAATAGTCACGGAGCAGGAGCGTTAATAGCCGGATCAAAACAAGTTTTTATTAATAACTTACTTGTAGTAAATCACACACCAGATGGAGCAAATCCAGACAGTTTATGTCCATCAGCAGGCGGAGCTCATTGCGGCCCAGCAACAGCCCAAGGATCTCCTGATGTGTTTGTTGGTGATTAAAATTAAGGTAAATACAGTATGAGCTCAGTAGAGAAAAAAATATATGCAGAAATAACA